ATCCTTCATATAACCCATTTTGTTTCTAACTTTTCTGGGTAATTTTTTTAAACCTTTTTGTTTTGGTTTAACTGGTTTTAAAACTTTTTTACCATTTTTAAACATAGGTCTTTTCATCATTCCAGGCATTATTTTTTCTTGCTCCTATTTGCTTTTCTTACAGCTCTTCCGCCTTTTTTAGTTTTTTTAATTCTTCCACCTTTTTTAGCCATAGCTCCCATAAACATTTCATCGTTAGCCATATCTTGTGGTGTCATCATTCCTGCACCAAGAGATTGTCTTCTCATGATAGCATCTGTGTAAGGTGATTTTCCATAAGCTGCATCAGATGTCATTGCTTTGATAGCGTCTGCAGTTGTAGAAGCTCTTGCGTTTCTATTCATTAAAGCTTTACCAGCACCTAAAAGAGCGGCACCAATTCCTAAACCTTTAAGAAGTTTTTTTATTTTCTTTTTTGCCATTATTTTTTTCCTCCGTTTCTAAATATTTGCGTTCCCTTTATACCATAAATACTCGCGACGACAAGGATCCACAAATTTGTGAACCATGACGGCAGCTGAGAGAACATATCGAAGAATAATTTGACCTTGTCCATCGCTGTCGGGTCATCTGATATGACCGCCCAAGCGAGCACCAACACGGGCAAACTGAGAATTATCAAAACGGCCTCGTCTTTCCAGTCCGATTGCCTTGCTTCTAATAATTTTCCTTGGTAAGCTTCCTGGCCTTGAGCCATTTTTGTAGCATGCATGAGTTGTGCCTCTGACATAGCCATTTTTGTCTTCTGCTTGTTAGCATAAATCTTACTTCCAGCAGAAACGGCTAATTTAATTGCCGATAACCACATATTAGTACCAATCTGCTTTGCTTTTCTTTTCTGCAAGCATTCTTCTTTGACCTTTTACTTGAACAGATTGAGTTTCAGTAGGATTTGACACCTCAACTTCAACTCCACCCTTAAGTAAACCGTCTTTATTCAAGAACATATCATGATCTACATGAGTCATGCCTGCGTGACTGTTTTTTTTATTTTTTTTCATATTTATTCTCCAGTTTTTCGAATGATTGCAACATTTCCAGGCATTTGATCCGAACTTGGGAGAGTTTTACCTAAAATAGTTTTTTCAATCGATGTATTAGCTCTTAGTTTAGCCAATTCTTCGTTTTGTTCAAGCTTTTCATCGTGCATTGATTGATTCATCATAGCTCTTGTCTTATCTAGATTCAATCTTTGATCAGCTTGATCGTGTTTTTGTTGATTATCCATGGCTCTAAGGTCTAATTCTCTTGCTTTTAGCTTCGCAATTGGGTCATTTCCAAAGTCACCCATGATTTTATTCTCTTCTTCCTTAAATTCTTGAGTCATGTCAGCAATTAATTTAGCTTTTCTTGCTTCAATACCCATACTTAACTGCATAATCTGCTGTTGAATCTCAGGACTTTGTGCCATTTGTGGATTTTGTTGTGCCATTTGTTGTAATTGTATTAATTGTTGTATCTCTTCTCTAAATTCTACTTCTAATTGTTCTTGTGCCATTAAAGAAATATGTTCAAAAACATTTTTTTGTAGTGAACCCATGATCATTGGATTATTTTTGGCCATATTAGTTGCCATAAAGTTTAAATGAGAAGTTATATGTGCTCTATGATCTTGACCTTTAAATGCTTGAAAAGGTTTACCACTCATTGCCATGATATTTTCCGCTGCTGGATCCATCGGCATTGGTTGTTGAGGTGGTGGTAAGATTCTATTAATATCTTTTATACCAATCGCAGAATACATATCTCTATACGCTTCATACAAATTGTGCATTTGTGGATTAGACATCGCAAGTTGTAATTCTGTTTGAGCTAAACTTATTCTTTGTGATTGTGAAAATATATTTGGATCTGCAACAGGTAAAATATCTACTTTGTCATCAAAGTCTGCAGCCTTAATATTTCTTTGTCCACCTACAACATCGTAAGGATATTCTGGTGGAAGATAAGTTTTAAATACGTCAGCTAATAAAACAAATTCTTTTTTAAGCGCCACATACAATCTTTTATGTATGGCTGACATGACTCTACTTCCACGTTCGAGTAAAGCTATAGTCGTCCCAACAGCGGCCTGCTGGTTGCCGTCACCGACCTGCATGTCAGCTATGGCGGCAAATCGTTGTCCTGCTTGAACCACTATTCCCATTAATTGTAATAATGTTGCTGATGGTTCTTTGAAAGGTAAAGGCATAAATGCATCTCTGATATTTCCTCCAGGTGCATCTACATCTCTAAACTCTCCAGGTTGAATCGATTGCGCTTCATCTCTAACACGAATACCTCTTTGTTTGAATCCAGCTGGCATATTTGAAAACGTACCAGCATCTAATAATTGTCTAAGTGCATTCGTTGCAGTTCGTGATAATCCACCGATCATGTGAATTAAACCAAAACCATAAAAACCTAGTCCTGGTAAAAATTTAAAATGTGCAAAATATTCTACTTTACTTTTTGTTGGGTCTTCTGGTTTATAGTTTCTTCTAATTGACAAAACTTCTCTTGAAGATGTATCTAAAGTTACAATGTAAGGAAGTTTGATTCCTGTCGGATTCTGTTCTTCGTCCTTGTCTTCAAAACCTTCTAGATCAAGATTAGTATGTACTTCTAGAATAGTGAACACTTGTTCGTCCCTAGTTTTTCTAACTCCCTCTAGTTCTCTTTCTTTTTTCTCTACTTCTGTTTCTTGTGCATAACCTGGTGTAATTTCTATGTCTCTATAGAAACCAGATACTTGTTTTTTTCTTAATTCATTTTCTGACATTTTTAGAACATGTATGATTGAATCTGCATCTTCTAAAGATGTTGCAGTGTATGGAACTATCAGATCATCTGCCGGAACAAATTTGGACACGGCTCTGTCAAGAATTTCATCATAATAAATTTTCTTGAAAGCAGAGCCGCTAAGAGGGAGATAAAAAAGTAACTGATCGAACTCGGGTTCATACTCTTTCATCACGTTCATGAGTTGATAGTTCATGAAATTTTTTACTCTTGTTGACTGCTCTTCTTTTTGTCTACTTGGTATACCCATAATTTGAGTATGTACCGGACCAGTCGCTGGGAGTAATTCTTTGTAAGCTTGTGCTTGAAACTGTGTTACCGCTTCTGCTAATACAGGGTGGGTTGCACCACTTGCATTTGAGAATGGTTGAGATCTTGTCTCGTATTTAAATCCTAATAAATCTAAACCTTTTGTATATGCATCTTCCCAATCTTTTCTTGATGCTTTGTACTGTGTGTAGTTTTCAAAAAGTTCAGAACCTAATTTACCTAAAACTTCTTCAGGAAGTAAGTCTGCTAAATTGTCAAAGTGTTCGTTAGTTCCTGGCTGGTTTACAGCTTCAGGATCAAAAGTGATTGTAGCACCACCATCTTCATCTTGTTCGACCTGAATATCTTCTGGTCCAACTTGTTCTTCAATATTATCTTGAGAAGCTTCTACTATCTCTTCTTCGCTAGGTAATTTTATTTCCTGCTCTACGTTCGGTAAAGCTTTGTCTATATCTGCCATTATTTTTCTCCGAGTTCTTTACTACTATAATCTTTTTTTCAGGAACATTCAACCCCTGTGGGTTAGGTCCTCTAAGAGGTGGAACTGTGGTTGTTAATTTTTTAGTCATCTAATAATCCTAATCCTTGTATAGCTAAAGAGGCACCTAGTCCACCTATTCCTAGTCTAGACAAACCTCGAAGAGCTACTTTTGGTAAGCCTAATCTAGCAGCTTTTCTAAGTGTTGGGTTTAACCCTCTAGTTAATTTATCTGTTTGTTCAGCAAATATTGGATAAGTATAATTTAATGGATCTGTTGCAATATCTGTAATTGAATCTCCTTCTGCAACCTGACTAGCAATATCTCCCGCCATAAACGGTGCTAGTAATGCAGGTGATGCTGCAACTCCAAGTCCTCTTCCTAAAACTCTTGCACCTGTTTTTACAAAACCTTTTGGTTTTCTTTCAATACCAAGTGCTCTTGATTTACTTGCTTTGATTGTTGATGGCGCGGCAAGTGCCGTTGTTCCTGCAAGTGTTGCACCTAGTGCAGGTAATTGATAATCTAAAATATCTGGTCTTTCAAAGTCTGTTGTAATAGGTTGTGTTGCCATATCAACCAACATACTTTTCTGTTGATCTTCGTTTGATAAATAAGTTGTTGGATCATCATTTCTAAATGCTTTGACTAATCCTATTGCAGTTCCTACAGCAGCTCCTGCACCAAATGTTTTTACGCCTGGTGATTTTGCAAAGTTTAAAACTTTTTGAAAAAGTCCTTGTGGGTTTTTTTGTACAGCTTCATCAAATTGAGCTACGCAACCCATACCTCCATCAGCACGTTTAGATCTTCCAAAAATAGAACAAACATTATCTGTGTTGTTTTCAAAATCTTTCCTTAAATTTGTGTTTACAAATAAATTTTTTATCTCATTAGGTGCTTCCATTGATTCTAATGTTTTTACAATTCTAGGAAAAGTACCTGTTGCACTATCATAGGCCACGTCTGCTGCTGCACCTACTCTTCCAACGTTTGGAAGTTCAACTCTTACATTTCTTTCTTTTAAAATAGTGTCTAGTTGATTTGCTGTTTCTTCATTAACCCCTTTATTAAAAAAATTTGTTAACTGACTTTGTACAAAAGCCCTGTTAAATTGATTGGGTGTTATGTTTACATTAGTTGCATATCTCCCACCTCGTTTTCTTTTAGCTACTGGACTAACATCAAAAAGATCAAACAGACGTCCATCTTTTGCTTTTTGTAAATAATAATCATCTGATTTTAATCTAGAATAAAAATTACCAGTGTCTTTATCTAAACGTACGGCCATCATAGCTTTTACATTTTGACCAAAAGGAGTAGTGTTAATTAACTCTGGTTTATTTTGAAAATAATCATTTATTGCTGATATACCTCCCCGTATTTTTTTAATATTTTGTTTATCTAATTCACTAGCACCCTTTGTAATTGCTTTTTCATTTTCATATCTTCTTTTATTTCTTTTGTATGATACTTCTTCTGGATCTCCTGCAGGAGTTTTAAAACTAGTGCTCTTTCTTTTATTTAAAGCAGTTTCAGCGTCTTCTCTAGTGTTGAAATATTTAAGACCTATAAACTCTTCGGGTATAGCGGTTTTTTTAATATCTTTACTAGGTCTTCCAAACTCAATTTTAAATTTTGCGTCTGCTGGAATATCTGGATTTCTTGTTCTATCTATATTTGTTATTTCTCTTATGCTATTAAATCTGGGTTCTGTTCTTCTAGACTCTTCAAAAAATTTAAAATCTTTTAAAGCAATTGGTTTTATTATATTCTGATTTCTTCCTGTTGTTAAAATTCTACTAATAGTAGATCTTCCAATATCTTTATTATGTTTTGCTTTTAAAAATTTTACTATTTGATCAGGACCTAATTTTTCAGTTTCATATGTATCTAAAATTAATTTAATAGTTTCTGCGTCTAAACCAGATCGTTTACCACCACCTGTAAAATAACTTTTGTATATATCCTTAACTTTATTTATATCGACAGCCATTACACCTCCAGGATGCCGGCAAGACCGCCGCTTTTAAGTCCTGGAATGTCTATACCTAATCTTATTTGTATTTCTCTAATGCCATCTGGATAGTCATCAGGATTTTTTAATACCTTGTGCAGGTTTCTAAAATATTCTGTTTTCTCTTTTCCAACTAAACTTTTGTCAGATCCTAGACTTGCAAATAGTCTTGAAATATCTTTTGCTTCAATACCATACTTACGTAAAGCTTGGTAACCTATTCTTGCTGCACCACCAGCAAACATTGGTACACGTCCACCTTCTGCAAATTCAAAATCATCAGGGCTAATGGACTCGGGATCAAAGTATCTACTAGTTACTGAATTACCTTTTGCATCTTTTATCTTAACTAAATTTTCTGCAAACTCTTGTATATCATCAGGTGAATCTAACTTTGCAACTGCCGATGCAACTTTTGGTCCAAAGTATTTTTGAACAAGTAATAATGGATCTCCTAATCCACCGCCGCCGCCTTCGGTTGCAAATTTTAAATCATCTGGTTCCATAACACCTGATAGAGTTGTGCCACCTGGAAACTCCGGGTCTTCTAAATCTTTTATTCTGTTTAAAAAATCTCTAGCGTTTGCTCTTGCTACTGGTTTTGCATTTTCTGCAACACCTGACATTTGATAAACTTTATCTACTAAGTCATCTACAATTAAATTATTATTCTTAACAGACTTGATCGCCTCTAATCCTGCACCTGTAAATGGCGCTGCAATATCATCCGGTCCACCACGTGAACCTGGG